CTTCACGGCATGTGGGCTGACTTGGCTAACCTAAGTAAAGTTGAAGGTCACGATAGTGTTATGATGAGTCCATACAAAGGACTTGTTGATCGTACAACCAAAGAATTAGTTACTAATAACAAGGATAAGATTGCTAAAATTATCATTGGACCAACTGCCACAGCCGCAGACATGGGCAATCCACAAAGAGTATTAGCCGCACTTAAACCATATCCTGAAAAGTATGTTGCTATTAGAGACAAATACTTTCCAGGCGCTGACCTTAAAGAAGGTAGTCAAGAATGGTTTAGATTCCTAATTGATCACATCCTATGAAGATACGCGAGCTAATCATCGAAGCCGCAGCCGCAATAGGTCGCAAGTATCAACACATTGAAGACTTGGTGTTTACCAATGGTAGCACAGGTGGACTACATGCCGTTGAAAGATTGCAGAGCATGGGCACACAAGGTAGTACAATTGAATTAAAGTGGGACGGTAGTCCTGTTATGTACTGGGGCAAGGATGAACAAGGTCGCTTCTCAATGATACCAAAGAACGCTTGGGAATATCTCAAGCGTGGCAAGAGTGAAGTCAGTCCAGGCGTACCAACTGCTATGTACAGTCCAGAAGATATTAAAAACTTTGTATTAGGTACAGGCAAAGCAACTCCAGAACAGATGCCACAACGTCAAGCATTTGCACAAGAGATGATGGACCTTTGGCCCTACTTTGAAAAAGTAAGTCCAGAAAAAGGTTATGTGGAAGGTGGACTATTGTTCTACCCAAGCAAGCCTGCACAGTTAAATCCTCAAACACAGGAATATGATTTTACTCCTAACATCACAGCTTTCCACATTCCTGTGGCCAGTGATCTAGGCAAGCGCATTAAGACTGCTAAGGTTATGGTTGCTGTTACAGGCTACTATGATTCATTGGGTAGCAGTGAAGAAGGTCGATATCCTAATGCCGAAGCATTAAGCACACCTGATGTTATTGTACAAGGTACTACCTATGTTGAGAAAGCGCCAGGAGTAGAGGACAAAGGATTAAAGGCCGCCGAACAGTACATTACTGCTAACGCTGCCGCTATTGATGCCTTCCTTGCACCTAAGCCAGGGCTGAGCAAACCAGGTGACATCCTTTACAAATTCTATAATCAAAACTTACGCACACCCGGAGTTAAGGACAAGTTCCAAGATTGGGTCACTGCTAATGTAAGCGCAGGACAAGCACAAAAGATTCTTGCAGATCAAAACGGATTAAACGCTGTATTACACAGTGTAGATTTGTTAAGCAGAGAAAAACTACAATTGATCAATAAATTAAGTGCAGGTACACACGGTGGTATTAGACAAACTAAGCCAGAAGGTTATGTACAAGCACACCCAGGCACACCATTTAAACGTGACCTACCTGGACAATTTGTAAAAGCAATTGACCAAGCAAACTGGGCACCAAGGAAAGACTAATATGTTTTTAAGAAATATTTTTGAAGCACTGGCAAGAACTGGAGAAGGCAAGGCCGCAGTTGTTGGTTGGGGCAGAGGCATGGGACACAAAGGTCATATGTATCTGGCCAGCAGTGTTATTACACACGCAACTCAATTAGGCGCCGATCCTTACTTTGTTGTTAGCCGTACAGTAGGCAAAGATGATCCAATTACTCCAGATGAGAAGTTAGCCATATACAAAAAAGTATTTCCACAACAAGGTCATATTTTCCAAACTGCCACAGATGAAATTCCAGATTTAACTAGAGTACTATCAGATTTAAATCGTCAAGGTTATACTAGCGCTATCATTGTACTAGGTGCTGATCAAGTTAAGGCATTTCAATATCTAAAGAACTACAACGGCAAGCCAGACAAGGCAGGCAACGTTCCTTATACATTTGATAAGTTAGACGTTATCAGTCGTCAAGAAACCAGCGATCCAAGTGCAGGTGAAGAAGGTCCACGTGCTACTCCTATGCGAGCAGTATTAATGGATCCTACTAAATCTGAACAAGAACAATTCCAAGTATGGCGTGATGCTATGAATCCGCAGGTTAGTGACGACGAAGTTCGTGACCTAATGATGAAGGCTAAAGAGCGTATGACAGCTATGAATGCTCCTAAACCTAAGAAAGCTAAAGCTGAACCTGTTAACGAATTGTCTAGCAATAAGTTAGGACAATACAAGAAGGCTGCCGGAGCACAGGCCAGTGCTGCTGACAAGGCGGGAGATATTAAAAAAGCAGACAAGCGTTTCAGTGGCATTGTTAAAGCAACTAAGAAGCAGTTTGCCAACGATGAAAAAGTTGAAGAATTATCATTGTTTAAAACTAAAGATACAAAACAAACAAATAAACCTAAACCAACACCTGGCGAAATGCGTAAGTATTTTCAATCTCAAGATACACCACTAACTAAGCCCGGTGTTGATATGTTTAAAAAAAGAGAAATACATGTAAGGCATACAGACGAAACTAAGAAAAAAGGTGCAGATGGTAAAGCCTGCTGGGACGGTTATCGATACAATGGCACAAAAAACGGTAAAGACAGTTGTGTTAAAGTCAGCGAAGGTGTTGAAGACATCATGGACGCTCTTATCAATAAGATTATTGTAAATGAAGCAGTACAGAATAACCGTAAATGATGTTCCGCAGGACAGCGGAGATGATGCATATCTAGCCGCAGATGATCCTATACACGCCCTAAAGGCTGCTAGTATAATGGGCGGTTTAGGTGGACAAGCCCGCCTTGCAGAGTACAATGCTACACTAAGACAACCTGTTGTAAGCAGCAACAAAGGACAAATACAACGTGAACAAGGTATTAAACCAGGTACAGATGAATGGTTTAAGTTATGGTTCGGACGTGGTAAATAATACATTATGAAGATACTCGAACTTATCACTGAAAGAAAAAAAGGTAAGTTGTCAAAAAGACAACAGAACTCCACACGAGGATTACACACATTCAGTGATGCAGAAAAAGCAAACAGTGATTATACTTTTAACAGGGTTGGTCTTGCTGCCGCGATGTGTGATGGTAAGAATGATCCAGATATTGATTATCTAAGCTGGCTTGGTAAAAGCAAAGTAACTGCTCCATATACACAAGCAGAAGCCGATATCCTTAAGCAAGCCTACAAACTTGCAGGTGCAAATTACAAAGATCTAAATCACGGTGATATGAATAGTAAAGAGTTATCTAGTACTAATACAGTAAGCCCTGTAGCAAATTGGATGAAAACAAAATGACCAGCGAATTTAAAAAAATAAAAAACAACGAAGACACTCACTATGTGCTAGAAACTGTTACAAGTGGTGCAACCGGTGCAGGTGTTGTTGCTACAGCTCCGGGAAAAAGACGCGAAGATAGTATTCTTGCACAAGAAAAGAAAGAAACTCCAAAGCCTCGTAATTTTGTAGCTAAGAACGCTAAGATGGGTGGTGCTGGTAAGATGAAGGATAAGAGCAAAACTATTCCTCGTAAAGAAAAGCATAAGAAGCCAGTAGCAGAAGGCGTCAGTGATTTAAGTTATGACGCACAATCTCTTATAACAAAACTACGTCGTGATGTAGAAGAAAAAAGATTACAACCTACTCCACAGGCAGTATTAGCAGCCGCAAGAGAATTAGCAGGAGATATGGATTTTGCACCTCAACTACTAGTGAAACAAGTATTAGGGCAAGGTATGGCGGAAGGCTTCAATGGTGAGTATGATGACGAAGCAGGTATGGCACATACCAACTTGCTTACTTCAGCAAGAGCAGTTATGGGATTGTTAAAGACCATTGAAGACAAAGATAATCTACCAGAATGGGTTCAAGAAAAGATTGCCAAAGCAGAAATGATGTTAGTTGGCGTTTGGGATTATCTACAAAGTCAAAAAGAACAAGGCATTGATCCACAACAGGATGCTAACGAAGCATACGGGCGTTATGATCGTAGAGACGCATATCAGCGTGACTATGACAGTAGCGTAAGTGGAATGGACCGTGGTAACAATCATAGAGATGACGAAAGACCCGATCTAGATCCATCCGATTGGTATATTGTTAAGGATGGGAAAATGTATAAAACATCTGTTTATCCTAATCAAGAAAAAGAAGCAATGGCACGTGGATACAGTCGAACTAGGGAAGAAGCTAAATCAAAGGCTGACAATGCAATGGAAGGCGTAGACCCATACTTTGAATCATTGAGATCCAAAGTTGAGGAACTTGCAAAAAAGTAAGTGAGCAGGAACCTCAAGAACCTGCTGTTGAACCAGCACAGGCTCCTGCTACAGAACCAGTTAAAAAAATTGGGCCGCAACCAAAACTAAAACCTGAGATGTCTTTGGATTATTGGAAAGAACGTTTCCAAACTGCCAACCCAAGTCAGTATCATCAGTTCAAAAACAAGACTCCAGAAAAGAAAGACCAAATGGCCACGGCGGCTTTATACGCTGCTCGCCAACCTAAATAATCTTTGTCAAAACCATTGACATACACCATACAGGTGTGTATAATAAAGACTAACAGGAGATACACATGGGCAAAGCATTTGGCGCACCAGAACAAGCAAAGATTAAACAAATTGTTGCAGAAGGCATGACTGTCATGCAAGAGATTCAAGACCTCACAGAAGGATTGAATGAAACAATTAAAGCAGTAGCAGAAGAACTAGAAGTCAAGCCTAGTGTTATTAAAAAAGCAATTAAGATTGCACAGAAAGATACATGGGATCAAGTATTCCGTGAGTTTGATGATCTTGAAACCATTGTCGACATTAGTGGTCACAGCTTCCGTAAGGAAGATTAATGGACCAGATTACAAATACATTTGTAAACATATACAATTGGGCCAAAGTTGATTATAAAGAATGGCCTACTCGTTTCACCTTAGAAATTACGGCATGGTTCATGAGTTTAGGTTGCTCGCTAGTATTAGCAACGGCAGTAACTGATCCATTGTTTTTCTATCTCTATCCAATATTCATTGTACAATGCGCTATCTTTGGGTGGGCGGCTTGGACACGCAAAAGTACAGGCATGGTTGCAAATTATCTGCTGTTGGTCACAATTGATCTTGTTGGCTACATTAGACTAATAAATAGTTAAGAGTACAGTTTGATCAGCTATAAATGATCATAAAGATGGTTGCCGGCCATAAGCGGTAGGAGAAAAATATGAGTTATGTAGACGCGATCTGGAATCGCGATAAAGACATTATATATGTCGTCGAACGAGATCCTAAAAAAGGCAGGATCTATCAAGAATACCCAGCAAAATACATTTTTTACTATCCCGATCAAAGGGGCAAGTATAAATCAATCTATGGTGATAACCTAAGCAAGGTAA